ACCAGTGCATTAAAGATGTAAGAACCCGTGTCAACATAAGTCTCAGTCTCATCAATATCTGAAGCGAGTTGAGTATACTCACCTCCAATCTCTTTTACAATATCCTTTAAAAAATCCATCAGTAAATTTCCCAATATAGACTATGATCATACCACTTTTTGAGTGGTTTTGCAAACTAATTATGAAAAGAAATCTTCCAAAGTTCCTCGTTTCTCAGACTTCCAACCAATACAATCCAGAATTGATTTAACTGGTTCAAGAAATGATTTCTCAAACTGCAAGTCATAATCAATATAAGATGCAATATTTAACTCTCTCGGAAAATCCTGAATGAAAGAAATCACATTCTCTTGAATTGGATTTGGTTTCTTAAGATAACAGAACTTAATTTTTTCCCCATTTGAAATGGTGTTGTATTTGTTTGTAAGTTTATTCTGTTTAATATAATGATTGAATAGAATTGCTCCACGAACCTGAATAGGTGTTCCCTTTAGATATAAAGTTGCGAGTGATTTCCATTTGTTAATGTCATTGACAGAACGAGGGAATGATACATCTTCGGGTGGGAGTTTCTTAAACTCTGATCGGAACTTTTCAATGAAGTTGATCACATCATCTTCAGATCCACTCATCATTAGATTAAGTGCTTCCTTAATTTTCTTACGACAAGGAGCAGGAGTTGAAGTTTTGATTGCTTCAATACCCATCATCTTCAGTTTAGGTTCTGCATAACGAACACCTTCACTATCCCAAACATTGAGAATGTATCTTTTTTTGGCCGTCCAGATTCCACGATTCGCAATGTTCTCTCGTTTCATCTGCATCTTCTGTTGATATGCGTTTACATATTCCGCCAGTTCTTGGTAGCAACCTTCAATATAAGGTTCAAGTTCCACTTGACACAGTTTATCAAGGAACGAGACAACTTTATCATCAATTTTCTCTCTTCCCTGGTATACAGTTTCAACCAAAGGGCCCATGTTAAGATAGATAGAATCAGTATCAGAAGCAATAACATAATCTACCTCACTAGTTTTTAGAATTTTGTTCAGATAGGTATTCATTTTATTTTCAATCCACCGAATTGCAACCTGGCCAGATAAGGTGATTGCTTCAGCATTTGCAAGTTTATAGTAACGGAAGTATTGATTTCCAATCGCACCATAAGCAGAGTTCAATTGAATCTTACGAGCCAACTGAATGTTGTTACAACGAGCAATCTCCTTTTCTAATTCTTTACTTGGAGTCTTCTCATATTGTTGTTTTGCAACAATCATCTTTTTTTTGTAGATGGTTCGTTCATCATAGATTTTACCCATCAACTTAGGAAGAAAACCTTCGAAGTCTTTTCGGAACATTGCACCGTTGGCACAAACTGCATAATCAGAATACATCTGAAAATCAACTTGTTTATTCAGAATACGATCAACACTCACAGATGGATGTTTTTCATCCATCAGAGTCTCAGGACTTACGTTAAATTGCATAATCAAATGTGGATAGAGGCTGTTTAAATCGAAGTTCACAACCCAATCATACATACCAGGAACAGGTTCTTTCACATAAGCACCTGCATACTTCTCATCCTTTTTAGAATTCTCTTTGGGGGGAATGACAATGTTCTGTTTCTTCAGATAGTTATAGATAATCGTATCCCACATACGAACCTGATAGAACACATCGGTGAAGTTTACTTTGGCGTCAAAAGCCATCGTGATGGCAAGTTCAACCAACTTCATCTTATCCTCTAACATGTCAACGATTTGCACGTCTTGAATGTTATATTCAACGAACTTTTGCCAATCGTTTGTATAGAAGTCTTTGAAGGTTTCAAATTCAGAGTGATCAAGTTTTCCCTTACCAAGTTCAACTTCACCGATATAATCTAGTTTGTATGATTCTCTGTTTGTGTATGTAAACCTCTTATAGAGATCAAGATAATCCAGGATAGTGATACCACCAATATCATAAACAGTATGAGTTCTACCAGCAATAGTGATCTCTTCCCGAGTCAGAAGTTTCCAGGGAGAAAGAGATTTTGCATACTTAGATCCAAGCACTTTATCCAATCTTCCAGCAAGATATGGAATGTCATAGAAAGAACAGTTCCAACCAGTAATCACTTCTGGAGTATTGTCTTCCCAATAATATAAGAACTTGCGAAGAAGTTCTTCCTCTCCTGCACAGTGAATGTAAGTAACATTCCGTTGTTTGTTATTGAAAGGTTTGACTCCCCAAGTGATAATATCTTTAGAGGAATAATCCTGCAGAGTGATTGTCAACATCTCTTCTGCACACTCTTCTACTTTAGGAAATCCATTCTCCGAAGCTACCTCAATATCAATCGTAACAAGTTTAATTTTTTTGATATCAAACTTAATCTCATCCTCAGGATATTTGTCAGAAATATACTGATAGACATAACGATTGTTACCATAGATTGAGAAGTTTTCTACATTCTCATACTTCTTATAAAACTCACGACAATCCCGAACTGATCCAGGTTTGATTGGATCTACATAGATACCATCTAGAGTTCTATAGTTTGTCTTGTTTTTAGAAGGCACAAAAAGAGTCGGAGAAAATTTCTCACGATCAATGAAGTGTTCTCCATCTTCATATCCACGAACGAGAAATTCATCCCCGACAAGTTGAACGTTAGTATAAAACCTCAAAGCTCACTCCGTAATTTTCAAATATTCATCTAGAATAGTTCCTTTCGGATCTACTATTGTAACAATATAATCCGAGAAGATCATCATTTCGTCATTATTTGTAAACTTGCACCAAGGTGTAAGATTACCTTCATCATCAATAACATGAGGTTTTGTCAGTTTGCAATTTGGCATGTTGAGTTCATACTCAACTTCAACCTCTTCAATCTGAGTCACTAACCATTTTTGGTTCTTCAATAACAGACACTTGATTGTCTTCTCCATCTTCATCCTCCTCAGTTTCTTTAATACGATTTAAATATGAATCCATCACTGTATCAACTGGTTCATAAAAAGTTACTACCCAATCAGCAAAAATCAAAATTCTTTTCTCTTTTGAAAGAGTCAGCCAAGGTAAAAATTTAATCTTAACTTGATGACAATTATTGTTATCAGTTACAGTTTGATATTTTTCAATCTTAAGAACATACGGATCATTAAAATAATATCCTACAAACTGATCATCCTTATAAACTTCTTTGAAATCAGAGATTACCTCTTCTCCCGATTTTAACAATGCTACTTTGATACTCATAATTTTCTAATGATAAACTCTTATCTTGAATTGATGTTGTGTAGTCAGATAGTTTTTTAAGATATCCATTATTTCTAAGTTCTTTAAATACTAGGTTCTCAATTGAGAACTCTCCACCTTTGCGAATTGCAGCGGATCGCATATTACGAAGTTTCTCTTTAAGTTTTTTAAACTCAGAAACATCATCAGACTTATTAGAAATAAGGAAATCAATTTTCCTCATCATATCACGGGTTTTGGATTTTAGCAAGTCTCTATCAATCTCGTTATTGAGTCTCTGAGGAACCACTAACCACTTATCTTTCTTTACAGAATAGACACCCTGATTTGATGGGCGAGGAGTTCCCTCCTCTTCGGCATATAATTCTACATCATGCCCATAGATTGTGATGTTATGAGTCAAAGCCCACAACTGTTTTTTATCCTTTAAGTAATCATCTAAAAGATCTGGGCAATCTGGAAGTGCATCTTTGTCTATAACTAGATGCAAATCAATATCAGAAAACTCAGTGTAGTTGTAATTTGCATTACCACCCACAAAGATCATATCCTTGATTGCACTATTGGGAATGTTGGCAAACTTAGCCCATTCTTGCCCGATACGAATTAATCGAACCTTAACATCCGATTTGAGTTTATTTGAAACCCAAAATTTTGGATTCAGATCTTGATGATATTTAAAAGTAAGTTTTTTATCTACAAACTCTTGAAGATTCATGTTCCATCTCCACCATCCCCATTTCCTCCTGCACTTGAGGAAGATCTTTTGGCATATGCCTTACCTTTTGGAGCCATTTTATAAGGAATGACTTTAATGGGATTGATTTTAGATTCCTCAAGAAAATCTTGAAAGGTTTTCATATCACTTTTTGGGAAGATCGCTTCCTTTTTTAGCTAAATCAAATCCAGTTTTAGCTGTGGTTGGTGATGGTGAAGTTGGTGCAGGAAGACTTGACTTCATATCCTTCATAAGAGGATTGGTGGTTGCACTGGTTCCTCTTGTGCGATCTCTTTCATCAGCGGCAGCAGCAAGTTTTGGATTTGCAGCTCTCCACTGATCCATTGCAGATCCTGCAGGTTTTGCAGCAGGTGCAGCACTTGGAGCAACTTTAGCACCTGCGGCAGCAGGTGCAGCACTTGGAGCAACTTTAGCACCTGCGGCAGCAGGTGCAGCACTTGGAGCAACTTTAGCACCTGCGGGAGAAATAACTTTTAACTTCAAATCTGGGGCGCCTGCTGGAAGAGGGCGAACAACTGGAGCAGGGCGATTAGATCTAGTAGAAGCACCAGCATTTCCACCACCAACTGTTCCAGCAACTCTCTGTCCTGCGGCAGTTGCACTTAATTCTGTTGTTTTTAAGTTTGTTGGTAAAGATGCTATTTGAGGTCTCTGGATCCCACCTCTACCACTTGTGACGGTATTAGCATTCCTTGGGCGAGCAAATCTTGATTGATAAGGTGTATTAGTAATAGGGCGAGTGCCACCTGGTGTGTTTCCACCAGGTTGACCCATCTCGTTCAAATATGACTCATACATCTCTTCCCAAGTATACTCACTCAGGTCATGTCCTTCTTCTAGAAGTGAGTTTACCCAACTCTCGACTTCTTCCCAAATTTGTTCTTCGGTGAGTTCTTGAGGAGTATACACAGCATTATAATACGATTCAACTAAATCTCTAATTTCTGACATTTGAATTACTTATTTTTCTTTTATTTATAAAAATAGGAGGGTTTCCCCTCCCACAATTTATTCAGTTAGAAGTTGTTTTTCCCCAGTAACTCCACCAATTGAATACACCTTTTTCTTTTGATGTTCTGGAACTACCTTAATAAGTTTCACTACCAAAAGCCCATTGTCATAAGAAACATCTCGAACTTCAACATCATCAGAAAGATTACGACTCCAAGTAAATGCTCTTTTTGCTAAACCTTTATGAAGATAAGTTTCTTCACCAGTTTCTGATTTCTTGGAACCAATCGTTAGAATATTTCTTTCCGTTGAAACTTCAATATCTTCTGGTTTATAACCAGCAAGAGCAAACTCAAGTCTGAATTCTGTTTCACTTTCTT